TCCATCGGCTCCAGCGGATCGGCCTCGCCGTTGGGCGGAGCATCGGTGTAGATGACGGCGGCAAAGTTGGCGGCGGTCTCGGCGGCGGCAATCGTCGCCAGCGTGTACCGGCGGAGCTGCGCGAACAGCGGGAGCGCCGGCGTGATGTCTGGGATGCCCCGGAGTTGACCGGGCCGATCGGAGCGGAAGTAGTGCACGACGGCCGACGCGGCGAACGTGTCGTAGGCGGTGAGGTCGTCGATGGGGGCGCGGAGAAGGCCGCTGTCGCCCGGATGCCGCTTCAGTACCCGATACGCGGAGGGGTTGCCCCACTGGTCGAGCACGATGCCGTCGATCTCGTCGCCCCCCCCGCGCCCACGCCGGAGCAGCGGGGTGCAGACCTGGTCCGCCTCGATGAGCTTGAGGTCCAGCGATACGGGCGACCCCCACGACGCGATCGCGGGGTTGTTGACCAGGAGCGCGAACGCCTCGCCGCTCTCGGCCCGGGCCAGCCGCATCGTGCGGAGCTTGCCCGCAAGGTCCACGGCCCGGGACCACTGCTCGAACGCGTCCTCGATGCGAGCGTTCGCTTCGGCGTCATCCGTGAGCATCTGGAGCCGGGGACCGGTGCCGATGGTGTCGTTGGCGAGCGTGAGGGCGATGCCCTTGGCGTAGGAGTTGTTGGCGACCTCGTAGCGGGCGCGGTTGCGGAGGATGCGCCGGACTTCGGGATTCACGGCGGCGTTGGGCGAGAGACCGTCTGCGTTCGCCCAGTGCTTCCGGTTGTCGGGCGTGGTCTGCGCCGAGTCGAACTTCGCGACGACCAGCCGACGGCTGCCGCGTGTACCGCTTCCCTGCGGTGCACGCGACGCCGTCAGGGAGGGAGAGGCGGTCTGCGTCCCGCGACCGACCCGGCTCAGGATGTTGGTGATGGTCTTGAGCATGGGGGGTCAGACAGAACCGGGCGGGACGATCTTGGCGAACTTGATGCCGAGGCCGGGCTTCCTCGCGGCGTCCTTGGACGCGAGGTAGCGATCGGCCTCGATCTGGTCCTTCAGCGGGTGCTGCTCCACGGACTGGCCGTCCACCGACGCCTTCGCGGGCTGCGACGCGCTGTCGCGGATGGCCTGCTCGAGGTTGGGGTCAGGTTCTGGCACGCGAGCACTCCGGGCGACGAGACAGGGAGGGTCGCCACGGCATGCCTTTATGCAAAAACCGATCGGGGTGTGGCGCATGTGAGGCAGTGACCTGGCGTTTGTTCCACCGGTAGACCCCAGGCAGCCATCGATCTCAGCGTGAATCGAGAACCAGCCACCGCGCGGGCCGGTGCGCCGCTCATGCTCCAATGCGTTCGCTCGTCGTCACGCGTCGCCCGCAGTGGCGACACTCCCGCCGGCGACGGATCGTGCCAACCGGGGTAGCGCGGGTGTAGACCACCTCGAAATGCCGGCACCCGCAGGTCGGGCAGACGAGTCCCCTTGGCTTTGCATCCTGCTTCGGCGGCGGCTTCGTCGTCATCGCGCCCGCTCCTTCAACGCCGAGAGTTTCAGCCGGGGACGAGCCATCACCTTCTGGTCGGTCCCGAACAGCACCGCCCCCTGCATCGACGCTGCAATCGCGCAGCCGACCAGCCCGTCCAGCCAGTGGTTGTCGAGCCCATCGACGCGAAGCTTCCACTCGTCGACGGTGCGGCCCCGGCCTTCGGTCCGCACCCGGTACTCGCTGGTCAGGTGCTCGGCCAGGAGCCGGTGGTGCTCGGGCTTGTGGCCGAAGAGCGACAGCCCGCCCGGATCGCCCATCGGCACGGCGAGCCGCGCATGCACGAACGACTTCCAGAAGTTCGTGTCGAAGAGCACGTGCCGCACCGCACGCTTCCCCGTGACCACCGGGACTCGCCAGTTGAGCCCGACCCGCTCGCCGCGCTTGCGCTTGTAGTCGCTGAAGGGAAGACTGCTGGCACCCACGTACCGACCGTGGCTGGGCGTGAGTACGCTCGCGTGCGGGCTCTGGCGGCAGAACTGGTAGACCACGTCCGTCGACGAACCCCAGTTGGCGTCGATGAGGCAGCGGTCGATGCGCACCATTGCACCGTCGTCGCGCCGCCACTCGCGGGCCACGGTCGCGTCGATGAGCCGCTCCAGACCGCCATAGATCGCGCCCTCAACGCCGGCACGTGGCGACGCGGTCCCGAGCGTTCGCTTGATGTCCCGGAGCGTGAAGTACGCCTGCTTCTGGTCCGGCTCGGTCCCGTAGTCGATGACATGCCCGGTGAAGTCGTCCTCCCATGCGGCGACCAGGTAGAAGAGCGCCTTGCCCTGCACGTCCACGAACATCGTCAGATGCGAGCACCCGAGAGGGACCAGCCCGCGGGCGTGGCCGTTCACCTTCGCCGCGATCTGGTCGGCGCTAAGCAGGTCGTCCGCGACCTCCACCTCGGGCAAGGGCTCGTTCTGGTACTCGGCGAAGAACGCCGCCTCGTTTTGCAGCCGGAGGTTTATCGCGTGCTGCACCGCCGACAGTTCATCGTGGTTGAAACGCTCCGGCCAGGCGATCACTGCGCCAGCGTCCATCTCGGTACGGTGAGCCCTGTAGAACGCGGTCGCCTCCGCACCTCCCCGGTCAGCCTTAAGGCCCTCGGCGCGCAGTCGGGCGTACTCGGCCCACAGGCGTTCGGCCGTGGGGAACGAGTACACCATCTTCGTCCGCTCGCCTTGCCACTGCGGGTGCTTGTCCCGGTCGAGGATGCGGTCGGCCAGGTCGTCCGGGCGGACGACCGTCAGCGTCATGAGGCCGGCGATCTTCCGACCCGGGCCCGCGAGGCCCAGAATCGCGCCGGCGAGGATCCGCTCGCGGTTGGCACACTGCGATGGCGAACGGGCGCTCTCGTCGGTCTGGGGATCGTCGATGAGCACGAGCGACGGCCGGACGCTCACACCGTCCACGCGCTTGTGCTTCATGCCACGGATGCGGCCGGTGATCCCGGCGACACGGATGATCGCCCCCGATGCCGCGGAACCGGGGATGGTGGGAAGCACGATCTCCCGGGCCGTCCAGCCGATGTGGGTCTGCTTGCCCTGGTAGAGCTGGCCTGACGCCCGCTGGTGGATGCCTTCGAGCGAACGGATCGGATGGCAGACCTCCGGGAAGTCGGCCCCAAGGATCTCGCTGTTCTCCAGCTCCGCTTTGATCGACTCGAGCATCCCTGCCGCGTGCTCCTCGTCCGAGCCGATGAGCGCCACGAACTCGCGGTGCCCGTAGAGCAGCGCCCACAGGCACGCCACCTCGCACAGGCTCGTCTTGCCCGAGCCACGCGGCATCGCCATCGCAAACAGCCCGCCCTCGAGCACCGCTTGCTCGATCTTGGCGATGACCTTGAGGTGGTCGTCGGACCACTTCAGGTGGAACGTCTGCAGGAAGTACGTTTCGCAGAAGTACCGGAAGTTCTTCGCGGCGCGAGCACGCCGCGCGGGATCCGCGAGAGGCGGCAGGTCGCCGATGTCCCTGCCCGAGAGGGAGAGCATGGCGTTGCGGAGCCGGGCTCGCTCCTTCATCGCTTCGTAGCCCGTGAGTCCCTCGGGGGTGCGGGCGGCCTCCGCCAGCGCCTCGTGCCGCGTCGTCGTCAGCCACGCGACGTAGCGGAAGAGATCGATCTTGCCAGCATCTCCATCGGCCGCGACGCGGAAGCCCGCGCGCGTGCGGTGCCGATGGAGTTGCCGCTCGCTGACAACCTCGCCCAGCGGTGTGCTGTTGAGCAGCCGCGCGAGTTCGCCGGGCTTGAGTTGGCGCGGGTCAATCGCCACCTGCGGACATCTCCTTCACGAGCCACGCGGCGTAGTGCACGAGGTTGATGGTGCCGTTCGCGCTCGTCGGTGCGCCCGCGTCGATGTCGGCGCGGAGCATCTCCTCGGTGACGGGCTTCCCGCCCATCCTTGTCAACACCCGGGCGGCGTCCGCGACGCCAAGCGCGGCGGGGTTGAGCCGGGACATTCCCTGTCCATGCTCGGGACTAGGCGCGTGTTCGGGAGTCATCGCGGACCTCCCGCGCACGGTTTCCCACATGGCCGGAAGACTTGCCCACATGTCGCGGAATGACGGCGAAACCGCTGCGGTTTGCCTTGCCTCGTGGCGAATGTCATGGCTGCTATGAGGCCACGGAATGTCAAGGGACATCCGCTGCTTTTCTGCACGGTCTTCAACGCCGGTGGATGGGCCAGAGCCGCCGCCATCTTCATGACAGAATCAGGTCCCCAGCCATGAGCCGCAGTCTGGCTCCGGCCCAACGCCACCGGCACGGGTTGCTCGATCATCGTCAGGGTCCGCTGTTCATCGTCGTCAGTCTCCTGGTCCGGGACGGGTTCGAGGTGATCCGGGGAATGGAAGAGGACCCTGCTGCTATTCGTGCTCGTGGCACCGTATTGATGATCCGTGTGGATGCTGACGACTGGTGAACCGCCGCCTTCTTCATGCGAGATCCGACTCGGCGTCGGTCTCTGCCATGGGCTGTTAACGCGGTCGAGTTCATGGACGCCAGATCCTCTTGTTCCCAGTTCCACCACTCGCCCGCCCGCGGGCAAGGTTGAGTGCGTGCATTCCGATACGGGGGCCGAGGCTACGTTGCCGCAACGCGCCCCCGGTACATCTCCTCGCGCGTGACCATCCGCCAGAGCATGATCGCGAGCTTGCGGGCCACCGCGACGATCGCCTTCTTTCCGTCGCCGGTATTCCGGACCAACCGCCGGTAGAGCGTCTTCGCGCCGTCGTCCTGTCTGACCCAGCGCCACGCGGCCTCCACGAGGATCGTGCGAAGCCGCCAGTTCCCCGCCTTGATGAGCGACCCTTCCCGACGGCGTTCCCCGCTCTCCTGGACGAGCGGCGCGAGCCCGATCATCTTGGCGACCTCGCCCGGCTGGTTGAACCGTTCCGGCCCGAGCAGCTCCGTCTGGAACGTCATGGCCGTCACGACGCCAACGCCGGGCACCGACCGGAGCACCTCGACCTTCTTGCGGTGCCGCACCGTCGCCATCAGCTTCTTTACCGACTCGTTGATCCGCTGCACCTGCGCCCGAGCGTGCTCCTCCTCGTCCAGCAGCACATCGAAGCACCGCCGCAGCAGTTCCGGCATCTCCAACTCGCGCAGGATCTTCAGCCCCTGCAAGGTCCAGGTCTTCAGGCCGTGCGCATAGGCAATGCCGTGCGTGAGTAGGAAGCTCTTGATCTGCTGACGGATCTGCCGGTGCTTGCGCACCATCTGCTCCCGCAGCCGCAGGAGCTGACGATCCTGCTCCTCTTCCTCCGTCGGCACGCGGATGAGGCGGAACAGGTCCTTCGCCGCGTGTTCCGCGAGGCGCCGACAGTCCATCCGGTCGCTCTTGGAATCCCGCGACACCGTCTTGAGCATCATCGAGGTGGCGATCACGTCGGCGGGGATGCCCGCAGCGCGCAGCGTCCGCACCAGGCTGAAGCCGGTCGGACCCGCTTCGTACACCACCCGCCCGATGTGATCGGTCAGGGGCGAGAGCCGCGTCACCAGGAGGCCCGGATCGGCGGGCTGTGTCCACTGCGCCACATGCCCGCGCAGGTTGCTCCAGATGGCCACGGCGTAGCTGCGCCGGTGCACATCTACCCCCACGTGCAGAATCTCTCCGGATTCCGGCAGAAAGGCCTTGCACTTCTTCCCGACCGTCGGCTTCATGTGTGCTGCCATGGGATTGCTCCGTAAGAGGCGGATGGGGCGCTTCGCATCGCCCGTAGCGATGGTTGGCCTCCATGCAATCTTCATGTGTCACAACGCGGGTCGGAAACCCGCGACGGAGACCACGACGATGAACGCCCCGCAGAACGCCAAGAACAACACCAAGCCGAGCCTCGACGGGATCGGCAAGCAGAAGGCCCTCGACGCCGAGATGGAATGGGCGAAGGTCGAACTGCTGCTCGAGACGCTCGAGACCCGCAAGATCGACAGCCTCGACTTCCACGAGATCCCGGTGTGGTCGATCCGCGACGTGGTCCGCCACGCCTTCGAGGCCGGTTACCGCGAAGGCCTGCACACCGGATACCGCCAAGGGCGAAGCGACGCGGCCCGCGAGGCCGCACGCGAAGAGGCCCCGACAAGCCCCCGCAACCCCGAACTGCCGACCGCCTGAAGCCCGCGAAATGCGGGCTTCGTTCTTCAAGGGACCAGCAAATCGCATAGGAGCATGAACATGAACGCACGCAAGCACAACCGCAAGCCCGAACCCACCGCCGCCGAGGCCTACGCCTCCCGCCGCAACGACATCGCCCGCCTGATGGATGTCCTGCAGATGGAACTCGACAAGCACGCGGAGGGCGCGAAGGCCGACCCGCGCAACTGGGGTCGCACGGGTGACCTCGGAAAGGTCCGCAGCGACCTGATCGACGTGGTCGGGTTCATGAGCGGGATGGACCGCGAGCACGTCGAGGCCTTCCTGAACGACGCCGAGTAACCCCCGCCACGGAGACACGCCATGAAGATCAAGCACATCGTCATCGAGGGCAGCGAGGAAGACATCACGGTGCGAGCCACGGCCGACGGCGCAACCGCCAGCGTGGTCCGCATGAGCCGCGCCCAAGGCCGCTTGGACAAGGTCATCGCCGAGTTCCGCCGCGACGAGAGCCGCGACGCCCGCTACGCGAAGGCCCTTGAGGTGGCCAAGCACGTCTACGGGCGGGACCGCCGGGGACATGCGGCCGCCACCAACTCGATGGTCCACGACGTCCTCAACGAGATCGAACGCATCGCGGGCTGCTGACCACGCGGCGTCGCGGGGAACCGCGGCGGCCACGCTTCCCCGCCGCAACGTGCGGCGGGGCTCCGCACCACCGTTCTGGAGATGATCATGAGTACGAAGACCAAGAAGGCCGCGAAGCCCCGCGCCCCAAAGATGTCCAAGAGCGCCGCCCGCGCCGAGGGAGCCGCCAAGACGGATCGCCTCCGCAAGGCCGCGCTCGCCGAGATCAAGGACCGCTTGGACGGGAAGCCCGCTACCCCGGAGAAGGGTAAGGGCGAGAAGGCCTTGAAGCAGGCCAAGGCCCCGAAGCCTGCGAAGGAACCCAAGCCCAAGCGCGTCAGCGCCCTCGACGCGGCTGCGCAGGTGCTCGCCGCGAGCGAGGTGCCGATGCGGGCCAAGGAGATGATCGCCGCGATGGAGGCGAAGGGCCTGTGGACGAGCCCCGGCGGGAAGACCCCCGAGGCCACGCTCTACGCCGCCATCATCCGCGAGATCGCCGCCAAGGGCGACAAGGCCCGCTTCAAAAAGCACGACAAGGGCGTCTTCGTCGCCGGGAAGGGGGCCTGACCCATGCAGGCCACCCGCGCCCAACTCGAAGCCCTGCTCGACGCGGCCGAGCGTCTGCTCAACGCCCGCGAGGTCCAGATGCTCACCACGGAGGAGTGGGACGCGCTGGAGCACGCGGTCGCGGCCTGCAGCGAGCCGCCGGCGAACGAGCGCACGGAGACGTTCACGGTCGATGGCACGCGGGCGCTGGTGCGGAGCGTCGTCCCGATGAAGGGCGAACCGTATCAGCACCGCTGCCCTGAGGACGCCTTCGAGGCGGTCGCCCAAGCGGTGGCCGAGGCCACGAGCCCGTTCAACCTCGAGGACCTCAGGCACGCCGCCAACATCCCCTGGACGCAGGCGGCCGTCGCCTTCGCGTTCCTCAAGGAACGGAGCGTGGTTGTGCCCGCGGGCAGCCGCAACCACGCCGCCGTGGGCAAGACGCCCTACGAGGACGCGATGGTCGAGTTCCACGCCCTCCGGGAGAAGGACCCCAGCGCCTGAACGCATCGGTGCTCCCTTCCTCACGCCTCGGCCTTCGCCGGGGCTTTCTCTTCGGCCACAGAGTTTGCCGGCGCGGCGGAGAGCCGTTCCGCGTTGCGGCCGGTGAACTTCTCCCATCGCTGCACGATGACATCGCAGTAGAGCGCGTCGAGTTCCATAAGGAACGCGCGCCGCCCGGTCATTTCCGCGCCGATGAGCGTGGAGCCGCTGCCCCCGAAGAGGTCGAGCACGTTCTCGCCTGGCCGTGACGAGAACTCGATCGCCCGCCGCGCCAGCTCGACGGGCTTCTCGGTGAGGTGGACCATGCTCTGCGGGTTGACCTTCTTGATGCTCCACGTGTCCGGCACGTTCGCCGGGCCGAAGAAGCGGTGAGCCGCACCTTCCTTCCAGCCGTAGAAGCACCACTCGTGATTGCCCATGAAGTCCTTGCGCGTCAGGACGGGGTGCTCCTTGATCCAGATGATCGCCTGCGCGAAGTACAGCTCGCAGCGCTTGAGCACGGGTGGGTAGTTGCCGCAGTTGGCGTAGCCGCCCCAGATGTAGAACGTGCCACCGGGGATCAGCACGCGGGTGATGCTGCCGAACCACGCGGCCAGCAGCCGGTCGAACTCATCGTCGGACACGAAGTCGTTGGCGAGCGGCCGGTCCTTGGCCCGGAGCATCTTGTGCGTCGCGCGGCTCTTCTCCGGGTATCGGTTGAGGTCGGCGCTCTGCTGGTCGTGATGGTCGGCCTTGCCCGGGAGCGCGAACGAGCTCAGGCCGGCGACGATGGCGTTGTTCGACCGGGGCTCGACCTTCACGTTGTACGGCGGGTCCGTGTTCACGAGGTGGATCGGCTTGCCATCGAGCAGCCGGTCCAGGTCCGCGGGCTTGGACGAGTCGCCGCACATGAGACGGTGGTTGCCGAGCACCCAGATGTCGCCGGGCACGGTCGTCGCGGCGTCGGGCGGCGCGGGGACATCGTCAGGATCGGTCAGGCCTTCGTTGCCGGCGGGAGCCATGATCGCTGCGAGGTCTTCCGCGCTGAACCCGAGCACGGCGAGGTCGAAATCCACGCCCTTCAGGTCGGCCAGCTCGATAGGGAGGAGTTCCATGTCCCACGAGGTCAGGGACGCGACTTTGTTGTCGGCGATGCGCAGCGCCTTCACCTGGTCCGGCGTCAGGTCGGACGCGCGGATGGTCGGCACCTCCTTCAGCCCGAGCTTCCGCGCGGCGCGCAGCCGCGTGTGCCCGGCGATGATCACGCCGTCGCCGTCGATCAGGATCGGGATCTTGAAGCCGAAGGTCTCGATCGACTTGGCAACCGCATCGATCGCGGCGTCGTTGATGGTGCGAGGATTGCGGTCGTACTCCTTGACCGCGCCGATGGGAAGCATCTCGATGTTCACAGCGATCTCCGTCGTGGGCACCGGCGAGGGCGCGGCGCATGGGCGTCGTGGTGGCCCGCCGCGCACGCGGCAGGTCATGGCTCGCTGGATCGCTGATTGGCTGGTTCGCTGAATCGCTCGGGCGTCAGGCCCGTCCGGGGGCGGCACACCGCCCCGATTCCCGCCCGTTACGGGCCGCGCCCGTTCGCCACGGGTCCGCCCACGTTGGCCCACGTCGCGTTCCTGGCGGGGCGGCGTACCAACCCCGCCTCCGGGCGTCCCCGCGTCCGGACGGGCGAAACAAACTCTGTCGCCAAGCGCGGCTGTTCCCGCGGGCGTAGCAACGCGACGCGGGCGGGGAAGTACCTACCGACCCCCTCACCCCCGCCGTTAGGCTTCCGGCTGTTGGGCTCGTGGTAGGCGCGGCCTGGCACGCGACCCGCATGGGCGCGGCGGGTCGGGAGGGGGGAAGTACATGATGAAAGAGAGAGATCTTTCAATCTTTCAATACCTCCCTTACGCCCATGCACCCGCGTCCAGCGTGCGCGCGCGGTGAATGGGTGAAAGATTGAAGGATTCGGTTCAGGCCAGCGCATACACCACCTTCGGCCGCGTCGCGGACGTTTCTTCTTCCTGCCGCAACTGCTGAGTTTCCAGGAGGTTGTCGATGACTTCCTGCCGCTCCCGCTGCGTCAACCACTGCGTCTTGCGGCAGAGTTCACTGCGGGAGATCTTTCCACCCGCCTTGCGCACCACCCGGACGACGCGCTTCTGCCGGGCGTCGAACACGCCGTCGGCTACCCACTCGTGGGCGATATAGAGCATCCGGCGGGTCAGGTACGACGACAGCTCGCACGCCCAGCGGGCCGAGTCCAGATCGATCACCGGCTTCTGGGCATTGGCGGAGCAGGCGTAGATCAGCGCCAGGCGGCACGCCTTCTCCTCAGCCCGTGCCCACAGTGACCGGCCCGCTTCGTCCGGCTTGCCGAGCTCGGTATCCACTATCGCCGCGAGCGCGTCGAACACCGCGCCCGCCTCCGGCGTGGCCTCGACCACGATCGGCTGGGGATGCTCGGGCGCGAGGTTGCCGCCGGGCTTGAACGAGCCCCACCACTCGGCGGCCTGCTTCAAGGGTTCGGGGACGCCCGTCGCCCGGGCGCGCTGCCGCGCCGGCGTCTCGGCCGACTCGAACACGAGCAAGCGAGCAATGAACCCGTCGCTCAGGCTGTCGGCTGTGAGCGACTCGAAGAAGTGCTCGGGGACGGTCGTGCCGTAGACGCTCACGCACGGCTGATCGACCACCTTGTTCCGCTTCTTGTCCGCGTAGGCCTTGCCCCGGAAAACCGTGTCGGCGCTGCTGTAGAGCTTCATGAGCGCCGTCAGCACGTTGAACAGGTGCGGCGCCTTCTTCGGATCGCCGATGGTGCGGAGGAAGCGGCCGAACTCGTCGATCTGGAACAGGATCGCGGGCTCGGCCTCGACGGCGGTGATGAGCCCGGCGTCGGACGCCAGGTCCTCGTTCCCCTCGTGCTCCACCATGTCGGCGGCGAAGAGGACGTTCTTGTTGACCTTGCGGGCGTTGTCCTTGCCCGCACCGGAAGGGGCGACGCCGATGCAGTAGACGTTCGTGCGGTTGCCGCGCTCGTCGCGCACCTTGCGGGCCGCGAGCACGGCCTGGAGGCAGATCCCCGCCGCCAGCGCCAGGACGGGCTGTGGCCGGGTGGCCGTCGCCAGGTTGTGCGCGACCACCTGCTCGATGAAGCCCGGCACGCGGAGCAGATGATCGGGGAACGGCCCGGGATCAGGCGGGCGCTCGGAGCGGGGCCGCTCGCCCGCGGCCCGACGGCGCTCGGGATCGAACGCGGAGAGGTCCACGCCGCCCATGTCCTCGGGTTTCTCGGCATCGCGCAACCACCCGTGCGGACGCTCGTGCGGCTTGCTCGCCGCGTCGCTGACCTTGTGCCGCAGCTCCTTCTCCGACCACGGCGGCTGGCACCGCGGGTTGTACCTGTCCCACAGCAGCCCGAACGCCGTCTCCGCGTCGAGGCCGAACCCATGCACCATCGCCGTCGCGGCGGCATACGTCTGGCCGTGCCCGCCCGCGCCCGAGATCGCGGGCGGGATGCGGTCGAGGTACGCCTCGGCCCGGCGCAGGACGGCGTCCTGCGCGGAGCCCGATTTCGACACCGCCGGCGTGGAGATCGGTCGCGCCGACGAGGGCTCATCACCATGCCGTTGTTTCCTCACCGCCTCGGCCAGCGCCGCGACCGCCGCGCCGAGCGTCTCGACATCCACAACGGCGGGCTCGCCTTCGAGCGGGTCGTACGGGTCCCCGCAGGGATGCATGCTCGGGCCGACGACGGTCTGCGCCCCGGTGCTCCGGAGCTCGACGATCATCTTCTTGGTGGCCGGGTCCTGGTGCTTGCGGGTCTTCGCCCCCTCGCACACATACCACCAGTGCGACGATGGCTTGCCGGGCCGACCGGACTTCGCGCCCGTCGGCGGCAGGAACGCCGGTGCGAGCGCCACCGCCTCCTCGCAATCGAGGTCCACGTCCACGAGCCAACCGCTGGGCTCCCCCAGCAGCACGCCGATGTTCCCCGTGCCGTTGAAGTGCTGCGGCAGGTCGGCGTCCGCCAGGCGCAGGTCCGTCCACCCCTTGAGCACGGGCACCTTTGTCCCCGCGGGCACAGGGATCGGCGCGTAGCCGCGCGCGAGGTACCACCTCGCCGCGTCGAGCAGGTTTGCCGGGCCGTCGCTCATCGCCTACTCGTCGTCCCCCTTCGTCTTGACGCCGGCGCCCATGATCTTGAGCATCTGCGCAGCGTGCTCGCGGTCCTTCTTGCTCGCGCGGTAATCGAGCAGACGGTCGAGGTCCACAACCGGCTTCACCGCGTACTCGAAGCTGTGCTCGCTCCCGGCCAGCCCCAGGGCGTGCGCGATCGCCTGGGTGCAGCGGCTGGAGCGGTGCGTCCCCGCCGCCGCGATCAGCAGCGGCACTTCGGCCCGCGTCTGGCCGTGGTACATCAGCCCGCCGACGCTGCGGGCCAGCAGAGATCCGACGCCCTTCGCGTCGTTCTTGTCGATGGGGGCCGAGGCCACGTGCCGCCCCAGCACGCGGCCGTCCTTGTCCGTTTCTTCGATGGTGATCGTGATCATCGTGTGCTCCTGTTCAGAAGGGGATTTCGTCGTCGGGGATGCCGTACGTGGTGCCGACCGGCGCGGGCACTTGCTCGGGCAGGCCTTCGTCGCCCTCGAGCCGCGGCGGCTTGTCCCCCAAGCGATGCGCCACCACCCGCTCGAACTGCTCGCCCGCCTTCTTCTCGACCGTGATGTGCAGCGCCGGCGCGAGCGCTCCCGCCCGCGCGAGCTCGACCGCCTCCTCGGTGCCGCCGGGCACGGGCTCGACGGACCGCGCCCGCCACCACGCCTCGGCCT